TACGTCTTGCCTTCGCCCTCACAGGTTGGGCAAGTGAATGCCTTGGTGCGGTAGATAGGACTACTGTTAGCTTTTACTGCCTCACGAAACTCTGTTGGTGTGTTGGTGAAGTCAAACAGACCAGCCCATTCTTTCTTGTTATTCATATGGACGCTGAACACAACCTGTGACATCTGCTCAGGTGAACCTATGTTGATAGGTGTGTCACCCATAAGCTCACGCACACGCTGTTGCAACTTAGTCTCAAGCTCAGATCGTTCATCCTCAAAGAGTACACGCACACGTTCTAGTTCATCAAGATCCACCCTGATTCCTGACATGTACATTCTGGTAAGGGTTCTGCAGGTGTTGAAGGTGACATCTCTGACGGTGTGTAGGGACTTGCTTTCGGGGGTTGCGTAGTCTGCCTCGATAGAGTGGAACAACTCGCTAGTTGTGAGCAGGTCAGCCCTAAGATAAAGGCTGAGCTTATCCAGATCAGTTTCATTTGTGTTGATACCTTTCTTAATGCAGATGGACAGGTAGTCCTCCTTCTGCTCAGCTAGGCCACGCTGTATAGCACATGCACCAAGACTTAGTGGTGCCTTCTGCCCACGATGTAAGAGGTACTCAGCAAGCAGTGTGTCATAGATTGCACCGTCATAAGTAAAGCCACTCTCCCACAGCCACATCAAGTCATGCCTAGCGTTGTGCATGATGAGCAGAGTTGTCATGTCCAGCACACTCTGTATCAAGGCACGGCCTGCACCTGATGTATCCTTGGCGTCATTGTGATCTAATGTTACAATGTGTAACTCTTCGTGATTGTCAGCATTCACCATGCCAACCTGAGTAAGCGTGTTGGTAGGCTCGAAAGGATCATTAAAGATCTTCCCGTCCCTCCAAGTCACACTGTTCTCAACGTCTAATACTAGTCTCATGTCTATCCCCTAAGCTGTGTAGATAGAACGTGATCCATCTAGCACACAAGTAATCTTACCCTGATACCCGTTTAGTTTGTTCTTGGCAAGGTTAAGATAGCGTACTGGATCCTCATCCTCTCCTTCTACTTGCATGGTCTTGCCGATAAGTACCATGAGGTCTGCCTCTGCAGCCTTACCTGTCTTGCTTCCCTCCATCATAGACTGGTTAAGATCTGCCTTACCCTCTGCCTCTGCGCTCAACTGTGACATCCATATCACACAACAGTCATACTGCTTGGCAATGTTACGGGCATGTATAGCTGCAGCCTTGAGTGTGATGTCACTACGCTCACTCTTCATGTCAGAGAACTTGTCACCCATGTCCAGAACTACAATGTCAGGCTTCTCCTGTTTCACAACAGACTCAACCCATGCCATAGTTTTACCTGTGCTCTCCTTGAACATGACGTTCTTACGCACAGGCTCATAGCGCATACGAGCAAGAGCTTGGTTACCGCGTACCTCTTTCATTGTCATGTTAGCAGATGCGCTAACGTAGCGTGACGCCACCCGTGTGTATGCCTCTTCATTACAAAGCACAATGCAACGTGCGCCTTGATGAGCGAAGCCACCGTCAGCGGCGATAAGAGAGGCGTGGAATGATGTCTTGCCTGTGTTGGGACGTGCGCCCACAACAACCAAGTGACCACCACTGACGCCCTCTACCTTACGGGCTAGGCTAGGTATGTTGAATGACCAGCGTGACTCAAGAGCAGTAGCATCTAGGATCGTATCAAGGTCATCGTCCTCCCAGTCAACACGGAGGTTAGGCGTGAAGTCATTCTTGTATTCCTCAAGTAACTGACGCAAAGGCTCAAGGCTATTCTCTGTGCCATTCACATAGTCAAAGCCAAGGTTAGCAACAACATCCCCGACGTGCTGCTGAAATAAGTGGGACAGTGTGTCCTGTGCAATCTCTTCTTTGATAGGCTCAGCAATATCAATGCGACGGAATAGTGCATCGTATGCTGTGCGTGTTGCTGTGGTCATGCTCTGGTTCATGCGGTTGAACACAGCCTGCAAGTCCTGCACGTTCATGCTGCCATCATATGTTTCCATGGCGGTGTCTAGTGCCTGCTTGATCTTGCGTACATCCTTGCTAAAGATCTTGTCAGGGCAACGGATACCCTTATGCTGCTCATAAAAGTCACGCTCAAGTAATGTTTTAATTAGGGCCAGTTCCATCATTGTCTTTCTCTCCTACAAAGATACGGTATATTACTTCCAGTGCAATCACAGGCCACAGGAAGGCAAACTTGATAGGGCCAGATCTATTCTCCTCAGGATCTTCTGGCTCTACCATATGGTATAACAAGGGCAGTGCTAACACATACATTGCAAACATACCAGCAAAAAAACCTTGCCCTAACTCATTCATGTTTCAACTCTACATAATATGAACCTTCTGAGCTTTTGTATGCAGCCATCAAGTCTATCCACTGCTGTGCACTCATGAGTATTAGCTGGTATGAATCCATGTCTGGCTCGTACTGTCTGATGTACACATCACCGTCATCACCCAAGATAACCTCAACATCCTCATACATATCGTTTTGATCTAGTGTTGTGATTACTGCTGCATTTGATTCAAACTCAACTGTGTACATCTGGTTGCTCCGCTACAATAATGTTGACGTGTGCTATGTTACCCTCAACACGAGTGATGACATACTCTAGCCCCGCCTTGGTGAGTAACAATCTTAGCTGACCTATAGGTATCATAGCTTATCCTCTCCATTAAGTTGATTGATACGCATCTGACAATAGCGTTGGACTTTCTCTAAGTCAATGATCTCGCTTTGCACCTGCGTCTTACCCTCATACATCTTGTATCCCGCACGGCTGGCATACTTAACTATGTTGCCACGCCAGAACTCAAAACCATTACGCATGATGTATGTGATAGGCTCAATGGCCCACCGTGCGTAGTGCTTAGGCTCATTCACGATGTCTGCCCCATGCTCTGCCAATACACTCTCCTTAAAGTCTTCACGTTCTTTTATTAGTCGATTCCATTCACTCTTTATCACGGAGTTTCTCCTCATATTTGTTAAACAGCTGTTCAAACTTCCACTCGTAAAGCTGCTGCATACCGATCAAGGCGTTCATCAGTTCATCCTCAGTATGTTCACCGTCACCCACCTGCTTGAAGACAATCTCAAGGTCATTACACACACGCCAACAGTCCAATATCATTGGCTCTAATTCATACATCTTACTCATCGTCATCCTCCGTTAGTGCGTCCCACGATACAGGGAATAACTCAATCATCTTGCGGTCAATCTGTTGTGCTACTACCCGTGTCTCTGCTTGTGTGTCTGACTTGCAGCGTAGGTTACACATATCAGCAAAGGCATCCAGGCTACCGCTCCAGTACCACTCAGTCATGTGGTTCAAAGGAAGGATGCCCCTTGCTTGTTCCTCACAAACGCCTGTCTGTAGCAGGTATCTGTACTGCTTAACCGCTTCAATGTGGGCATGACGGATAATCTCATCCTGCTGTATGCTAAGTATCAGAGGGTCGCCACTGCCCTGCTTCTTGTCTTTAGCAGCAGCCCGTAGCTTAGGCTGGTAGAACTCTGGTTCATCCTTGACGTAACGCCTAGATATTTCGTTCCATCTCAAGAACTTATGCTTTACTAGTTGTCGTGCTACGAACACTGGTGCTTTGATGTGGAAGCTGGCAAAGCAGTGACCGAATGGAGAGATATGACGATGCTTGGCAAGGTAGCGGATCAGCTTATCGTCTTTAGCTTTGAGTACGGGTGGCCCCCAAGGATCGTCTTCCATCTCACTTGTCTTACCAAACGATACACGGGCAGCGTTAGCTACTGTCAAGTCTGTGCCCATATGGTCAATGTATGTTGCTTCAATCACGGATGCGTACTCCAATACACTCTATAGTTTCTAGTTTGTCATTGACTAAGACAGAAGCAATGCGAAGCTCTGTCATGCACTTTGTTTCATTCTCGAATGTACCTAGGTGGTGATACCTAACACCCTGTTCTGGTACTGCATCAAACCATATAAGTAAAAACATTAGTTTCATCTGCATACTTCCTTTAGCTGTTTAATATCGTCAGGTACTTTGTATTTTATATCGTCGCACAGCTTCATAGCAACTGATTCGATGCCTGTCCATAGCTGAATGTCACGGCGGTACTGTAAAGTTTTATCCATGGCGTCAGGATCAAGAGCTATGACTGACTTGCGGTACGATGCCACCTTATCCATGTGCTTCTTGGACAGTGATGTGCCAAGGATAGCCAAGGCTGTGATGTTAGGTACTAAATGTGTCGCAATTATGGCAGACACGACATCCTCTACAAGTAATACGACATCGCCCTTGCCTGCTGTGAAGTAATCTGCTGCACCAGTATAGCGATACCACTTAGGTAAGGCTCTCTTGCCTACGGCACGTCCTACTGCATCAATGAGCCTACCCCTGTGATGTATCGGGAACACCGTGCGCTCCTGTTTAACATCATAGAGTAAGCCAGGATAGTCACGAATACCCCAACGCAGAGCGAAGGCTATGTGCTTCTTGTGTTCAAAGGTAGGCTGGACTAGGTAAGCGGGTATCTCCATGGTCTCAGCCTCCTCTGTGGCCCTGTCAGGTGGTGGCTTCATGCGTTTCCTTATCTCTGCTGCTGTCATGTCTGTGTCATAGATGCCACGAGATCCACAGCCTAGCTTGTAGCAGTTGTACTTCATGCTGCCGCCATCGTTCATGGCTGTGAATGTACCTCTACCGTTACAGGCAGGACAGTTGCCACGGTGTGTGTCACCGTCACCTAGTGCTAGACCTTCAACGTAATCACGAATGTTCATCTTTTACCACACTGTGCAGCGTTTACAAGGTCATCATAAGTAAACCTCTGAAAAGACTTTCTTTTATTTAGTAGTTTAACGTTATATTGCATCTCTATAAGCAACATGAGAGCGAACTTAGTCCCACCATTTGCCATCTCTTCGCGCGTCCTAGCACTAGCTTTTCTCATTTTGTCAAGGTAATCCACCTCTACCTCATCAGGATCGTCCTTACATAACTCTTTAATCCACATGCTTTCCCAAGTAGAGTCTATGTTACTCATCGTCATCATTCCCTCTAGCTGCTAGTGCCTTCGATGCACCACTGAATGTGTTGACCATGTAAGGCTTGATTGATCCAATGTTCTTGTGACCCGTCACCTGCATGATACCTGCTAAGTCTACCCCGCCCTCCATCATCTCTGTCACTGCTGTACGGCGCAAGTCCATGGCAGTCAGGGTGGAAGGTAGGTTAGCTTCTTCTAGTACGTCATTGATAAGATAGCTTATTTCTATTTTATCATAGGGTGAGTATGCACCTGCTCGTGGTTTAACACGGGGTGCTACATAATCCTGGAACCCAAAGTCTTCCTTTTGCTGGCGCAGCATACCGCACAACCCTGCTGAGATGGGGAGGTGTATCTCTGCGTTGCGCTTGCTCTGCGTCAAGTCCATGCGACACTGGGTTAAGTCTAGCTTGTCCCATTGTAGAAGGCGCATGTCACCAACACGCTGCCCCCAATCATATGCCATGTGGACGATCAGACCAATGCTGCGCCAGCGGAAGTCGCCATAAGCTGTACCAAGAAAGGTTTGCACCTGATCTCTTGACCACAGTGTTCGTCTAGGTTGACCAGACCTAGCTTTCACCAGTGATACAGGATCATGCGTCATAACATCGTGTCTCATTGCATGTTTCCACGCTGCTGAAAGCACTGCCTTACGATAGTTTGCTGTCCGTATACCTACAGACAACCACTGATCGTAAGCCTGAGTTAAGTGACGCACCTTGATAAACTTATGGCGATAAGCCCCAAGTGCCTTGCCTTCAACCACAGTCTTGCATACCGCAGCAAGATGAGTGTCATAGTCTTTCTGTGTAGAACCTGCCAGACGACCAAATGCAGCAGATTTACTATAAAAGTCAATGACTTCCTGTAGTGTGGCAGAAGCCTTGGGGATCTTCATGTTAGTCTCCTTTTGCGTTACGATACCAGAGGTATATGAAGCCGCACAAATAAGCAAGTGCTACGGCTATGGGAAGTATGTGCATTAAAAGTTTGGATACCATGCATCCCCCTTGTCTACATATTGTTTAACATCCTGTGCGATAAGCTCTAGCCTGTCAACCTTTTTACCAAGCCAGAGTGCCTCATCAATCTCACGCATCAGTTGGTTGTAGTAACCTGTGGCGGGCATGAGGTTGGTTGTGTTGAAGGGATACACTGTCATAGCTTTGACACCCTGTCATTACTAAAGGAAAGCTCTTCACCTTTTGGTGTCTTGAAGATGACACGGCGTACACCTGTGCGCTTGAACAGTTTAGTACGAGCCTGGATGGCATCATGAGGGGTGAAGACTGTGGTGACATACTCACCGTCAGGCTGACCTACACTGGCGTAGACCTTGATAGCTTTACTTGCAATCATCACACAGCCTCCTCTTCCGTTTGCCAGCACTTGTCCTCACCGTGGTGATACTCACCCTCAAACATGCCCCCCTCGTCCTGATAATCAGCCTCAACCTCAATGCCCATCGCATGAAGGCGATCCCATACAGGAACAGGCGGAGCCCACGCAGTCCAACAACGGAACGAGAACCACGCAACCTTCTTGTCATCCGAATACTCAAGACAATCTTCGTCGATCTCAACGTCCGCGACATCCCACTTCGTGCCCCAGTTCTCAACACGCCATTCGTACCAGTCAGGCATGAGTTGATCAGAACGCTTTTCCTCGTTGGCCCACACCTCAAACGGCATCGGACAAACCAACTGACAGAATTGTGGGTTCAAGGCGCGACCCTCATTGTGGGGATTGTAACCGTTCTGGGTCAGGCCATCGTAAAGCATCGACACCAAATGGGTCGGGCCTTGAAGGTACACACTCTGATAGCAATGATTAGGCATTATGCTGTCTCCTCAATAAGCACATAGCGTGTGTACTGTTGACCCGTCACAGGGTGCTTACCCTTCACGCCATCAATGCGATAGCCAGCCTTGCGTAGCTCAGAGATACGCTTAGTGAATGACTGAATGCTGTAGTCCAGCATAGCTTCACGCAGGGTGAGACCCTTGGTTGCACGAAGGTGAGCCAGGATCTTAGTGTTTTGTGAGTTAGTCATGTCTGTTTCTCCTTTGTTAGACATTTACAGATTAGTCATTGTAGTTGGCTGCGTCAATGTTACCATTATATCACGTTGCAATCCTGCAACACTTCCACCTTGATACCTTCCATGCGGCTGTAAAGGGCAGCATACCTGTCTGCCTCATCCAGGCGATTGACTGTGTGGTAGCATATCTCTTTGTTAGTCTTCTTGCTGGTCAATATGATGCGTATCATGATTCAAGTAACTCCTGTACTTTGGCTAGCACCTTGGCACGATCATAGTAGTGCCGCATCAGGTCAACGTCATCATATTCAACCTCGCCCCATGATGTTTGCTCCATGTCGCTTTCTATCAGATCTTTGAGCATAAACAGTTCACTCGTGTACAGTTCTAGCTTATCCATTTGTTTTCTCTCCTGTTCTTACCGTTACTAGTATAGGGAATCATTGGTGTTACTCTGTCTCCTCTTTTATATAACACCTCTCCACCTCTGAGGCGGTCAAGGCACAGTTAAACCCATTGTTTTCGTATATGGCACAGATCATGTCACCATCCCACCATACTTTGTACCCATCACTAGCCCAGCGCACATCCTTGCCTTGAGCTAATGCTTTTGTCAGTTCTCTAAGTAGCATTGTCTAGCTCCTCTCTGGCCTCAAGGTATGACTTGTATAGAATATTACATAAGTTATCCCGCATACCTTCAGGGACTTCAACGTACTCCTCTACGATAGCCAATATCTTATCCTTTGTAGCCTTGTCAAGTTTCTTAGTCATCAGTTTACCTTCTCTGTTAAAAAGCCTATAAGTTTATCTACATCGTCAAACTCTTCGTGAAAAGTTTTCATCCCCTCTGCGTCATAGCAACTGTATGACAGCAATCTCCACCTTGGATCTTCGCGCATCTCAGGGTTGATATAGTCCACAAAGATACGGCAGGTGTTGCCATGAAGCTCCTCTTTCTCAAGTGATGGGCAGGTGTCATTCTTCCCCGTGCTATTCTGCCAGCCATGCGGTGACAATGCATGAAAGAGTTTATTGAGCATGTCATAGTTGTCGTAATCCTCATGCGGTACATCAGCTATTGCGTAGATCATGTTACACCTCCCACCCTACCGTTTTTGCCATAAGCATTGGCGAGTTGTGATCGTGTACGTTCACGAATACATAGCCCCTGTCTGTGCTACCCATGCGCCACGCGCCATGCCATCCCAGCCTGTCAAGTAACAGTTGCGCCGCATAGGCATGGTTGCCATCTACGTCAAGGCTGTCATCCCATTCCACAGTATATGTTGAACCCCTGTGACCGCTGGATGTCATAGCCTTGACCCGTGGTGCTTTGGTATCAGTGGGGCCAAGGTATTTTGTCATGATAGTTTGCATGTTATTCATCCTCATTGTCTAAGTGGTACGGCACATACATAAATGCTGCGCCGCCCATTGCCAAGCCAAGGCATATTAAAAGTATCAAGAGTGCGGTAATCATGTCACACTCACCTCACTTGATGCCGTGTATTCTGCGCCATGTCACCCATGTGATAGCTTGCAGGTCACAGGCTTTGATGCCCAGTATTGCAGCCGCATCACGATAAGCTTGAGCTATGGTATTATATTCAGCCTTGCCTATGTTGGCGGCGTTAGACTTCAAGCCCACACGTTCAGCGTATGCGATATTCCTAGCGTGACCGTCCACTGTCACACTGTCACCACCCATGATGTTATCAAAGAAGGCAGAGATCTTAGGGCCATTGAGTGTCTTGAGGATAGCAGTGTATCTGTTGACGCCATCCAATACCTTGTAACCCTTGAGGCGATTGGCCTTGTAAGCCATGCACCCGTCAATATCCGCAGGGTC